CTGTTCGGTGTGGTTAACAAGAACCCAGAAATGTCTGGTATCTTGTTGTTCAACCAGTAATCCAGCAAAACAGACTGGGGGGCTTCGGCCCCCCTTTCTCAATAGGAGATCACCATGCCATTGACAAAAGGTTATTCGAGCAAGTCCATCGGCAAGAACATCAAGATGGAAAAGAAGTCCGGCAAGCCAATGAAGCAGGCCGTGGCCATCGCATTGAATGTGGCCACCAAAGCAGCCAAGGCCGCAGGAAAGCCCAGCAAAGCGCCTAAAAAGGCCATGAAATGAAGGCCGGTCTGTACGCCAACATTCACGCCAAGCGTGAGCGCATTGCAGACCAGAAGGCCGCAGGCAAGACACCTGAGCGCATGCGCAAGCCTGGCACAAAGGGCGCACCTACTTCAGCAGCTTTCAAAGCCGCAGCAAAAACAGCAAAGCCCATGAAAAGAAAGGCTAAATGATGCAAGACATCATTCTCACGCCAAGATACGCAAAGAATAAAAAGCCTGTCAAGGTGCGCAAGCCATCCAAGCCCATCGACGGTATCAACCATCGATTGCTACGCGAGCAGGCTGAGGAAGCAGCACAAGCGACAGAAGCACAGGAAATCGTGCCAGAAGACGATGCATTGCCAACCCGCGAGGAACTTGAGGCAAAGGCTACTGAACTCGGAATTCGCTTTGATGGTCGCACAAAAGACAAAAAACTGGGACAATTGATCCAAGACAGATTGTCTGAGAACACAGGAGAATGACATGGGATGGACAAAACGCCAATTCGTCGCACAGGCCTTCGAGGAAATTGGTCTGGCCTCCTACGTCTTTGATCTGACCCCTGAGCAGTTGCAATCTGCCCTGCGCAGGCTCGACACCATGATTGCAGCATGGAATGCCCTTGGCATTCGCCTCGGTTACCCACTGCCATCCAGCCCACAAGACAGCGATCTGGACGAGCAGACCAACGTGCCTGACAGCTCGAACGAGGCCATCTACACCAACTTGGCCATCAAACTGGCTCCAAGCTATGGAAAGCAGGTCATGCCAGACACCAAGGCCACGGCCAAGGAGTCCTACAACACCCTGCTGTCACGCGCAGCCATGCCAATGGAGCAACAACTGCCAGGCACAATGCCAGCCGGTGCAGGAAACAAGCCTTGGCGCGTCTACGACAACCCATTTTTGCGTCGACCATACGATCCAGTCTTGGCTGGTCAAGACGGCCCACTCGAATTCAACTGAGGAAACACAATCATGCCAACCATCAATCAACTATCAGGCATCAGCCAAGTCTCTGGCGGTGATCTGCTTCCGGTTTATGTCTCCAACAATGGTGACGCTCGGAAGGTTTCGATCACGCAGCTGCTGCAATACTTCCAACAGTCTTTTGCTGCACCGACCGTGGCCACCAACCTGTACACACCAGGCACCGGCTTCAACGTTTCAGTGCCAACGCCAGTCAGCCAACAGCAATGGATGATCATCCAGCCTGCTGCAACGCTGGCCAGTGGAACAGTCACGCTGCCACTGAACACCGGCACACCTGATGGCACTGAGGTTTTGGTGACAACCACTCAGCAAATCACAGCCTTCACGCTGGCGCTCAATGGCGCAGCCAATGCATACGGTGCACCCAGCACACTCGCAGCGCAGGACTTCTTCCGCATGCGCTTTTATCAGGCCACCAACAGCTGGTATCGCATCGCATAATCATGGCCACTAAAGACTCAAGACTCGCTCGCGTTGGTGTGGAAGGCTACAACAAGCCAAAGCGCACGCCATCGCACCCAACCAAAAGCCACGTTGTTGTGGCCAAGGCTGGTGACCAAGTGAAAACCATTCGCTTCGGTCAACAGGGCGTGTCTGGGTCTCCAAAGAAGGAAGGCGAGTCGAAGGCATCAGAGGCTCGTCGAGAATCATTCAAGGCCAGACACGCTGATAACATTGCCAAAGGCAAGATGAGCGCAGCGTATTGGGCCAACAAGGTTAAGTGGTAAGCCATGCAAATCCCAATCCTAAACGGCATCTACGCTGACAACACACCAGAACTGCGCACCAGCTATCCTGTCAACATGATGCCGGTGCCAAAGAAGTCTGGCATCAGCAATGGATTCCTGCGTCCAGGCGATGGTATCGTTGCCAACGGCACAGGCCCAGGCACTGACCGTGGCGGCATCAACTGGAACGGTGTCTGCTACCGAGTCATGGGCACCAAGCTCGTCACCGTTTCCAGCAATGGCACAGTGACAATTTTGGGTGATGTTGGTGGACCAGTAGCAACACTTGTCACACTTGATTACAGCTTCGACCTTCTGGCCGTTGCTTCTGGTGGTCGACTGTACTTCTGGAATCCAGACACCAATACCCTCACTCAAAACACAGACCCAGACCTTGGAGTGGTGCTTGACTTCTGCTGGGTGGACGGTTACTTCATGACCACCGATGGTGAGTTTTTGATCGTGACTGAGCTGTCAGACCCATTGATGGTTAATCCACTGAAGTATGGCAGCTCTGAAGTTGATCCAGACCCAGTGGTGGCATTGCTCAAACTTCGCAATGAGGTATACGCACTCAACAGCAACACCATTGAGGTGTTCGACAACGTTGGTGGCGAGTTGTTCCCATTCGCACGCATCGATGGCGCTCAGATTCAAAAAGGATGCCTTGGCACACAAGCCTGTTGCATTTACTTGGAACGCATCGCTTTTCTAGGCGGTGGCCGCAATGAAGCGCCATCCATTTACATTGGCGCAGCGGCAACAACACAGAAACTCAGCACACAGGAAATCGACAACCTGTTGCTGAACTACACCGAAGCACAGCTGGCTAACACCAAGCTGGAAGCACGCAACGACAAAAATCACCAGCACCTCTACGTTCACCTGCCAGATCGCACCATCGTCTATGACGCATCGGCATCTGAGGCATTGGGTGAGCCGGTCTGGTTTACTCTGACAACCAGCGTGGTTGGTTTTTCGCAGTACCGCGCACGCAACATTGTTTGGTGCTATGACAAATGGTTGGTTGGAGACCCACAATCCAGCTCCATTGGTTACTTTGTGCAAAACACTGGTGAGCATTGGGGTCAGCAAGTGCGCTGGGAATTTGGCACGCTCATTGTCTACAACGAAAGCAATGGCGCGATCTTCAACGAGTTGGAGCTAGTCAGCTTGACAGGAAGCGTAGCAGTGGGCACAAACCCACAGATCAGCACAAGCTACAGCATTGATGGAAAGTCATGGAGCCAAGATCGGACCATCACTGTTGGCACCACAGGAAGCAACAAGCGCCTAGCATGGTTTCAGCAGGGCAACATGCGCAACTGGCGCATCCAGCGATTCCGTGGCGACAGCGATGCCCACATATCATTCATCCGACTTGAGGCTCAGATTGAGCCATTGGCATACTGATGGCAACCGCACCCGTCTCCCGCAGGCTCAACCTGACCCGCGACCAGCTCGCGGAGTTTCTGACCGATCAGCAACAGATCAGGCAGTTCGAGTTGCTGTTCTCTGCCGTCGATCAGCTCCAGGTCATCGTTGGCACAGACTTTGAGTATCAGGCAGACACAGCAGCAGCCACCGCAAACGAGGCGCTGGCTCAACTGGCGGCACTTGCTCAAGAATCGGCCATCAATTGCGCCTTGGCTGAAAACAAAGCAAATCAGGCATTGGAACTGCTAGACAATCTGACCAAGGCTGTAGAGGGCTTGCAAATGGCACCCCCGCCAAGGGAATTCAAGCGTTCAAGATACGGCTCGTTCTACGACACCACAACCCAAACTGCGACAACGATCAACACGGCCAAGGCCGTCACGTTCAACAACACCGATTTGAGCAATGGCGTGTATCTTGGCACCCCGACATCGAGGGTGTACGTGGACACACCAGGCATCTACAACTTTGACACTTCATTTCAGCTGGACAAGACAGCAGGCGGAACGGGTGAGTTCTTTTTTTGGTTTAGGCTTAACGGCGTAGACGTGCCAGACAGTGCCAGTCAAATCAGAATTCAGGGCAACAACGCTGAAATTTTTTCATCGCTGAATTACTTTTTTGATCTCAAAGCCAATGACTATATTGAGCTGATGTTTTCGGTGAGCGACCTCACTGTCGAAATTGCTGCATTTCCTGCGGCTGCACCCCACCCAGGCATCCCGTCCATTATTCTCACAGTTGCCAACAACATTGAAGGTGTCTTATGACCGTATCCATTAAAGTTCTGATCCCAGCAAAGCAGGCCGAGAACAGCCAAACCACGCAGTACACAGCAGTGAACTGCAAGGCCATCATCGACAAGTTCACGATCACCAACACCAGCGCCGGTAATCTGACCATCAGTGTCAACTTGGTGACCAGCGGTGGCGCACCAGCAGCATCCAACTTGATCATGGACACTCGCGCCATCGCGCCCGATGAGACCTACACATGCCCCGAGTTGGTTGGTCAGGCTCTCGAACCTGGCAGTTTTATTTCCACCATCGCCAGCGCAGCCACATCGCTGACCATCCGCGCATCTGGCCGCGAAATCACTTAATCAAGGAGAACAACATGGACAAATTCATGATGATGCCCAAGGGCTTTATGGGCTTGCCGATGGAGGAAGAATTCATCACCACAGCCGAGAACAAAAAGAACACCCAGATCGCTATCGACGACTGGATGCTTGGCCCTGAGAATCCATCCAATGAGCCAACAGCCAACAAGACCTTCTGGATCGCAGTTGGCAAAGCCATGCAAGTGGACGAAAAAGAGTCTCGTCGTCGTCGGTGCTCCAACTGCGAGTACTACGACAACAG